TGGCCGCCGCCCTGCCCGCCGCCCCATGCTTCCCACGCCTGCGGGCCTTGGTTTTGGTAGATCCACATCCCGATAGCGTCTTGCAACTGCGGCGTCATAACCTCGTTACCGGTCAGTCCAAGGCCCTCCTTGGCCCCGCGCAGGGTCGTCCCGACAACCTGATACGCGCCCATCGGCGTGGCCACTCGGCCAATTTGGCCTTTGACGCTTTGACCATATGGACCGCTCGGATTTGCAAATTGCAAAGCCTGATCGACGGTCATGTCAGTCAGATTGACGCCGGAAAACTGACCGCCTGGGCGGTTGGCATATCCGAAAAGCGCGTTGTAATCCCCGCCGCTTTCGCCGGGGAAGACATTGCGCTTTAGTTCGTCAACCGTGATTGCCATGCCCTACTCCACGAACCCAGCCGCACGACGGGCCCGGTCCATCAGCGGGCGCAGGGCACGCTTGAGGATGGGAGCCTTGCGGACGATGCCGGCGAACCATTCCCCGTGCTTGGCGTACAGGTTCAGGAGCCACTTCGGGGCGTCGTTCAGCAACCATGTTCTGAACTGAACCCAGCGGCCGTCTTCCTCGCCGTAGACTTCACGCGCGACCCAGCACAGGCCGCCAAGTATCCCCGCGCCAGCCGTCAGGTAGTCAAATAGCCCCGGTTTTCTGGTCGATGTCTGCGTCTGCGTTTGCTGACCGGTTTGCGACCCGCCCAGTGCTGCCAAGTATGTGCTGAGAGCGTCTTGCGGCGCGCCGGTGAACCCGCCGAACTGGCCCTTGGCCGCGTCGATCAGCGCCTGATTCATGGCTTGCTGGCGCTGGCCCTCTTGCGATTGCGTGGCGCCGATCTGCTGGCCGAAATTGAAGCCTACGTTGGACAGGTCGCCGAGTTGGCCAGCCGCCCCCATGCGTTGCTGAGCGCCCTGCAGCCCAGCCTGCTGGTTCGACATTTGGGCTTGGAGGCGATTAGCGATGTCCTGCTGAGACGCGCCCAATGCGGTATCGAAGCCCTGTGCCCGTAGTTGCGAAGCAAGTTGCCCGCCCTGTTGCGCAAACCCTTGGTTGGTAAGCGCCTCAGCCACACCTTGGCGAGAGCCGCCAAAAGCCCCCGCTGCCGTGGCTTGAGCACCCAAAGCATTCATTTGCGTTTGACGCTGCCGCTCAAGGTCGGCCATCGAAGTGTTGATGACCTGCTGCGTGTACGGGTTCATGTAGGTGTTGATGCCGCCAACGGCTGTCCCCGCGTTAACCTGCTGCGGCTGGTATCCCATGGCCGCCTGCGTGCCCTGCAGCGCGCCTGTGTAGGCGTTGGCCGACTGGTTGTAGACGTTCGGGCCGGTCTGGGTTTTCGGGGGCATTCCGGGTTGCGGTTGCGCGGCTGGCTGCTGGAACAAAGATTGCGTTTGCGGGAAACGGGTTTCTTTTGGGTTTGTCCCAGTTCCGGGCGTATAATTAGATCTGAAGGCATTGGCCACATTTCCGGCCAGTCCTGGATTTGCTGCGCCGCCCATTATTTATCTCCGCCCACTTCCGCCGCGCGATGGCGTGCTTGATGTCTTTTTTTCTGCTGGTTTGTTAGCCGGTCTTGATGCTGGCCTGCTCGTCGCTGCAGTGCGGCTGTCAGAAACCGATTTCACTGTTCTGGTCGATTTTGACGCAGGTCTATCTTTTTGCGTAGGCGCGCCTTGCGGCTTAGACGTAAGCCTAGCTGCGGCTTGGTTCAGGGCGCTACTGGGATCGCGCGTGTTGACGCCACCCGGAAGGCGCGACGCCAAATTGCTGGACGCGATGCGTGATGCTGCCGTATTACCGCCGTTGCCCTGCGCGATCCTATCAGCCGCAGTGCTTCCGTAATCACGCGACGCGCCAGACCCCTGCGGCGGCCCCTCGCGCATGGGCTGACCGTAAGATTGCGGCGCGCCGCCCATCGGCCCCCCCATCGGCATGCTGGTGATGCCAAACGTTCCGGACCCATTAAACGGTGCCATCAGCTTGGCGTATTGAGCCGGATCGCGCATCTTCAGTTCATTCACCGCCTGCTCGTAGAGCGGGAATGCGCTGTAGCCGCGCGTTCCGTCGGCAAAGGTCTGAACCGTCGGCATGCCCGCGCCAGGCAGTGGCGATGCGCCCAGCCCGAAGGCTGATGATGCCTGGCTAGTGTTGAACATGGCGGCTTCCTGCAGCGGCGTCAGGGCTGCTACGTCAGGACCGCGATACGGAACATAGCCAATGCCAGCCGCCTGCTGGCCGCGCGCCAATCCGCTTTGCGCTGCCTGCTGCAGCCACTCAGGAATTTCAACAGTTGAAGTTTGGGTCTCACTGCCGCCGCCAGCCATCAGATATCCTTTTCCATCGTGACCAGCGTCGGCACGAAGCCTAATGGTTTCGCCGCCCGCTGCCAGCCGGGCCGACCGGCAAGTGTCATTGCCGTGCAGCCGCGTTCCTTAGCCCAGACTATAGCACTTTCCAGCATGTCGAACAATTGGTCCATTTCCCCTGCGCCCAAGAAGACGTGAAGCACTTTTTTTTGGGGGAAAACTACAATTTCAGTGACAGCGCACCCCCTTTCTCCAAGCCACAACTGCATGCGGCCTTCGCCGATAGCGTCCACGATGTCTTGGTAGACGTGCGTGCCGCCGCTGTATTCCAGCGCGGCCTCGATCCAGTCCTGTATTTGCTTCTGGTTTACCGTCACCCCTGCACCCTCACGATATTAAGCGTGATCGACGGGGCTGACGGGGCGTAAGCCGTGGCTGCGTGAGCCTTCAGGCGCCCGTTCGTGCTGGACACGGCCCACATCACATTTAGCACGTCTCCCGCGGCCACGCTAAAGATGGCCGTGCGGGATACGACGAAAGTCGCACCGTTGTTGTGCAAGCTGGCGACGATGGTGCTGCCGGTGATGTCGATCGTGTTGATCCTGGGCCAGAACCTGAAATCAACCTGAGACGCTGATGTGCTGGCGATCTGAGCCGCGAACGACAGCGAATACAGCCCGCCCTCGGCAAAGGTGATGTCCGTCAGCGGCGAACCCGTCAGCGTGATGCCCTGCGATGCGATGTTGTCCAGCGGAACCTTGTATGCCGTGTCAACCACAGCAGCCGTTACGTCAGCGTCTTGGCCGAAAATGGCATAGCCATCGGCAAGCACGATCTGCCGCCATACGTTATTCTTGGACACCACCGGGTATCCGCCGACCGGATCCCATAGCAGCGTGCCGTCCTGCGTTGCCGAGGCGTCCGCGTCCTTGAACGTCAGGTTGTCCCACGTCCGTGCCAGCCAACGGCGCAGGTCATTCGCCCACGCGCCAAGGTCTGCACTAATCGGGGGGACACCGAATCTCACCGCAAGCCACCCTGGCGAACGTCAACGCGCGGCACGCCCCACCGCCAGTCGGTGTTCTGCTCGCCCGTCACGCGCATGGACACCTGCCGACCCGTGAAGCGTAGGTCGGTCGGGTTGGCCATCGAATACGGCCCGTAGGTGCGTTCGGTGTCGTTTGGGTGGAAGCGGGTGCGGAATGTCGTCGTGACCTGGCCCTGCGTTTTCTCGTCTGGGATCAGCATCAGCGCGCTCATGACGTTATCGCCAGTCGCGATCTGGACCGGCCCGCTTTCGGCGTAGACCTCAGCCCCGCCCGTCTGATTGCCGATTTCGTGGTTCACGGCCAGGCCGGCGGGCGTCATCCAGATCGGCGTGGAGAATATGCCGACGTCAACGCCGCTGGTGCGGGCCATCATGCCCGTGCTCCAATGCTGCTCCTGATAGTTGTAGGTGACGTATCGGTCGTTTTCGATGCTGCCGCTCGAGGGGTAGAACCACCAAATCTCGTTGAAGCGCGCGTTGGCCACGGCTGCTACTTTTGAAATTTGCGTGAGGTTGATGTCGCCGAAGACGTAATCCGCCACATCGCAGGGCAGGTCTTGGACCGCGCCGCCGGAGTATGTGTGGAACCCGCCCGGCCCCATCCAGAACACGCCGTTGTCCACCGCAGCCGCGCACAGGCGGGACACGGCGCCGCAAGAAGATCCCACGCGCTCGAACCCGTAGACGAACGGCGGCCCTTGGTACGTCGCCGAGTGCGCGTCTTGGTCGGTCAGGATCAGGGCTTGGCCACGCGTCCGGATGCCGAGCATAATCTGACCCGACGTCTGCAACTCAATGTCGCCCGCCTCGTTCGTGGCCAGCGGGGTCCAAGTCGTGTTGTCCTCGCGGTCAGACCACTGCACCCGGCGGAAGTTCCCGCCCGGGCCGAAGGCGAACAGGAACCGCTCCTCCGTTACCATCAGGCCATCGCAGCCCGTGGGCGCGCCACTGATCGCCACGGCATCGTTGGCCACGTTTAGCTGCCATTCCAGAAGGCGGCCATCATACGCGTTACAGGCGACGAGGTATTCGCCCCAGGTATCCAGCGACCACGTTGAAACGAGGCTGTAGTTCCCCGTGTCCGGTCGCGTGATGCCGTAGGCCGCAGTGCCGTAAAACCCGCCGCCGTAGCCGATGTTAACCGCTGCATCCTTGGTGCCGCCGACAAACGACCCCGGCGTGATGTTCGTGATCGTGTTGCTGGCCAAGCCCACGAACAGGCCCAAGTGGCTGCCCGCGGCAAACCACCGATCGCCGCCAAGGTCGCGCCAGGCCAGCGCCCCACGCAGCGGCTGGTCCGTCACGGTGACGCGCGTCAGCCACCCGCCGACCGGGCGCATGGTGCCTTCCGTCCAACGCACCAAAGAGGCATCACGCCAGCGGCCCGCGCTCTGCAAATCGGTGCCGTTGCGGTAAACGCCTGGCGGAACTTGGAGCGGGATCAGCGGCATGTTTCTACCAGACTGTTGTGGGTGACGATGCTGCGCAGGAGCGGTTCATCATTTACTGAAAGCCAGTCTATCACATCATCCCCGCCAAAGTATATCGCGGCAGACACGTCGCAGAAGTCACCCTTTGGGCTTGCGCACCCAGGTCCGAGCCCGAGCACGCAAAGTATCAGAAGGAAGGGCCTCAACCTCATCTTTGATCTCCTCGGCGCTGCGCACGGCCTCAAGCGTTTCCTTGGCGTTGCCGCCGGATTTCCGGCCGGTGGCCACGGCGAACAGGACGACCACCACGATCAGGATAACCGTGATGGCCAGCAATTCGATCACGCTTTCTTCTTCGAATAGATAGACCAGACGGCCACCACGATCGTCGTGAAGGCACCGCCGAGGGTCAGCATGGTTTCGGAGTCGATCAGCCCTTGCCCGACGAAGTAGCCACCCGCAGCGGCCACCAGCGCGCGGACAATGCCGCCTACTTGATCAGTCGTCATGTGTCGTTCCTTCAGTTGCCCGGATAGACTTTCCGGTCCAGTTCAAAATGGGGGTAGTCCTTGAACTTTCGCCAGTCGCCGCCGTAGGTAAGGGCGACGTTCTTCTCCGCGGCGGCAGCCTTAATCGCATTTGCGATGGGGAGCATCAGCCGCACGTTTGACATTTCTTCAAACGCAATCTTGCCGTCGCTGTTGGTGTCGACGTAGGCGTAGAAGTCGAAGGCGTGGCCGTAGCCATCAGCCTGCTTCAGGTGCCGGCTCTTGAGGGTCTTGCTGGCGCCGATCCGCACGAGCTCCTTTTGACGCTCCAACGTGCGCAGCCCTTCCGTCACGACGAACATGTGCGGGCTGGTTTGCAGCGCCCGGTTCAGGACGAGGATCAGGTCTGGGTGCAGACCCTTCATGTTGTCTAGGCTGCGCTGCGTCCAACTTCTCATATCACTCTCCGAATACCTTGACGAGGAAGGCCATCCCCGCGCCCAGCACCAGCCAAAAGCCCTTTTCCAGCACCCGATCAACCACGCCCCGCTGCGTGGTGTTTTGCTCAACGCTTGTTAGACGCCCGTCTAACGTGTCGTGCCGGAATTCGTAGGTCTCCATGCGCTTGAACAGGGTAATCATGCGCTCCTCAATCCGAGCCATGACGGTGACAACCTTGGTCAAGTCGTCAATCTTGTCGCCAAGCTTGTCGATTTGCTTTTCCATGCGCTCGAATCGAGGTTCTTCGGCCACGATGTTATGCTTCCAGCGCAGCGATGCGGGCCTCAAGGGCGTTGATCTTGGTAAGAGCCTCTTGCAGCGCGGCGGTCAGGAGCGGCACCATTTTGGAGTGGTCGATGCTCTGGTAAACTGGAGCGCCATCTGCATCCACTTCGTCTTTCTGACCGACAACCGCGTTCGGAACGACCGCCTGCGCTTCATGGGCAAGGAAACCGTCCACTGGGTTGGCGGGGTCAGAGATAAAGTTGAAGTTGCGCGGACTAAGCAGCATCAGGCGATCCGCTGCGTCGGTGATCGGGGCGACGTTTTCCTTGAGGCGATAGTCCGAAGATGTGTTGTAGGCCGTGGCCGAGGCGGTAACGCTGATGTTACCAACGCCTGCGTTTTGCCTGCGGAAAGTTATAACTTGGCCGTCACTTGTTATCCTATTGAAAACGCTATTATTTGCGGAGGAAAGATAAAACTGCCCATCGCCAGAAACCTGAAACCCAACCGTATTGTCGCCGCTGTTAAAAGTCGTCCGCCCCACCAGAAACTGACCGTCAACGGTAAATCGTCCACTCTCGGTGCCATTGTTGAAGAAAGCGATCGGGGCAGCATCCTCAGCTTTTAGGGTAAAGCTGCCAGTGCCCCGGTGGTTGATGCTGGTATCGGCGTTTGGCCCGGACGCTCCTCGGATAAATCTGGCCCCATAATTGACGTAGGTCGCATCACCGATAAGATCGATTGTGGCGTTCCCGTTCCCTGTGCGACCTACCCCGACCTGAAGGGATCTAATCTCGGTAGTTGCGCCGACCAACTGCGCGAAGCCAGCATTGAGACGAAGTTGCTCTACGCCGCCTGCCGAGAACCCGAGATTGTCCGCAGCAACTGAATACATCCCAGTGTTGAGGTCAGTGCTGAAAGTGTACGCGGGAAGCGCGGCGCTGCCCACCAACGCCTTGGGGCGTGCCAGAAGCGTGTCAACGCTATCTAGGTTGGTATTGATCTTGGTGCCCCAGGTGTCGGCACTTGCGCCAACCTCCGGTTTGACCAGGGCGTAGTTCGTGGTTGTTGTGTCGGCCATATCGCGCCCCTAATGTGCGTTTTCGGCAGACTAACACACATAAGTTTGTCGCGCTAGATTGCTGTGCCGTGGCGTTTGGTGAACTCGTATCGAGCCGAGGCTTCAGCGCGGACGGCCTTGGCTTCGTCAATGCTCTGGAAGCGACCGAGGTGGATTATCTTGTTGTCTACCGTGATTCGAACTTCCCACTTCCCGCGGGATTTGACCCAGGACACACCACTGACACCGCTCGTGTTGTCGCGGCGCATCTTACTGTTTCGCGAATTTTCTTGCGGAGTAACCACTCGCAGGTTCTCAATCCTGTTATCCGTGCGGATTCCGTTGAGGTGGTCGATTTGATCGCTTGGCTGCTCACCATGAAAAAGTGCCCAAATAACCCTGTGAGCTTGCAGTTGCACGTTATTAACACTGCCAGTTCGATAGCCATTTCCGCAAACAGCGGTGAACGCTTCCTTGCCGGCAAGCCGCGTACGCCAACTATTTGGCATGTCATCACAGTCAAGCCAGAACAGTTTTCCTGTCTCCGGCTCATACCGAAGGCGCTTGCGCAAGTAATCGACGGTTGGTAATTCTTTTGTAGTCACGGCGAACCTCCATTCGCTTGTTGATCAGGGGCGAGATTGACGGTTGCAACGTCTCTCGCCCCAAAACTTTAATAGCTTGCGCCTATACCGTCAAGGATGGTCTGTGCCGTCAGCGCATTCTCATGCGCAACGGGGAACCAAACCTGGCAGCAGCGGTTTCGTCCTCTATTTCGCTCATGGCTTGAGCCAACAGTCCGGCCCACACCGCGAGCCGAGGGTCCTCGCGCAAGTATGGGGCGCTATGTATTAGCGATCCATAAAGATAAACATCAGGATTATTGGTCAGCAGCCAGTTGGTATCGCCGTCCGCCGACAGCGCCGTGATCTTGGCGTAGTAGGTAATTTCGCCCGTGTAGGACGTGCTGGGCGTCGGGAACAACTCGATGTCGGTCCCGTTGTGGGCGAAGTAAACGGGCGCGTCCGTCGTGTTGTCGATGGCCGTGCGATACCGCGTCAGGTCGTCCATGCTGATCTGCGTCAGCACCCGGATC